ATGTCGCTAATTTGACCATGCAGGATCTGGAACCATTCAAGACGATTGTGATTGATACCGTTGGTGCAATGCTTGAAAGCATCAAAACTCATTTAATGCTGAATGCGACCAATAAACAGAAAGATGGCTCTTTGAAACTCAAAGCACAGGGATTGGCCAACAACATTTTCAAGCAGTATGTGAATACGCTGATTGCCTCAGGCAAAGATGTAGTTTTCATTGCTCATGCTTCAGAAGATCAGAATGGTGACCAAGTAATTTACCGACCAGATCTTGGGGGTAAGAACCGTAATGAGCTATATCGCATTGCAGATGTAATGGGTTACCTGACTACTGTGCAAACAGGCGAAGGTAAACATGAGCGAGTTATCAGCTTTAGACCATGCCCTACTCACCATGCCAAAAATGCAGGTGGTTTGGGTGGTGAAACTGGTGAGGTATGGGTACCTGATTTAAAAGCTAATCCCTCATTCTTAGCTGACCTGATTAAGCAGGCTAAGGATCACATCAATACCATGACACCTGAACAGTTGGCAACGATGAAGGCTCAGGAAGATTTAGAAAACTGGACTCAAAGCTGTACCGAAGCTCAGTATGCCAGCGATTTAAATCAGCTCACCGAATCTATTGATGATAAGCACCAGTATTACAAAAATATGCGTGTTGAACTGGTTCGTAGAGCAATGGAACTTAAATGCAAGTTCGACAAACAACGTAATGCTTGGGTAGATCCGGAGGAGTTCTTTGGTATCGATGACCAGCAATTGGCCGAGCTTCAAGCCTTTATCGATGAACGTGGTTTAGATGCCAAAACTGTATGTGAGTATTTAGGCATTGATGCACTTAACCAAATCGAAGCCAACAAATTGGCAGCTGTACAACAAGAAATTGAACAATTAGCGAAAGAAATGGTGAACGTATGAAAATTTTAAATAGCAAAGAAGCTTTTGAAGCAATGATGGCTGGCCGAAAAATTATGTGCCGCGCCGTGGGCGAGTTAATGGATTTCGATGATCTGGATCGCTTCCCGGCCACCATCTTTGCAATGCAAGGTTATGAGTTCTGCATCAAGGTTGAAACCATGGAATTGGCTGGTATTACGTTTACTAAACCTTTAACGCTTGATGACGTGGTGGAAGATCAAGAAATCTTCCTGGTTTTCCCTCATTGTGTTGTACACACTCAATTCACTTCACTGTCTGGAAAGTAT